GATACTCTTCCGAGGTGATCAGACGGCGCGCCAAAGCCGCTTCAAGCGTCTCTTGAGACGCATCGAAGGCTTGCTGCTCAAGTTCGGCCTGGGTGGCGAGTTGGTCCCGCAATCTGGCAAGATCACCAAAAAGTGGGTTTTCGCCCCCGCCACCGCCCGGCGCATCTGGATCTGGCGCGTTGGAGAATTTCGGTTCGCCCGTGGCCGGCAGGCCGCGCCCCGGCATCCCCCTCGGGATGTAGAATGGCTTCGCAACTGGCGTTTCACTGACAGCATCATTTGCCGCCTTTGCGCCGCCCGCTGCATCCCAAAGCGCTCTGGCCCAGTCCCGCGCCCAAGAGGTGGCCGCCTCAAGCCAAGTGTCTGCCTTGTTGCCTTCGGCATTAAGCCGCATGACAACATCCAGGCTGTCTTGAACCTTCTGGTAGAACTTGAATTGCTCGGCGGTCATGTTCTCAACGCCGCCAGTTGCGTCAATAATTTGTTGCCGCAGCGAGGTAAGCGCAGCCACTTGGCCTTCAAACGTTCCCGATGCCTCGACCCGCTCCAATGCCTGATACATCAGGTTCACCTTGCCCGCGATGTCGGGGAAGAGTTCCTGCAACCCAGCCAGCGGGCTGATCCATCCTGCCATTTCCTCGCGCAGCCCTTTTGCCGCTTCTTGGGATACGACGATGGCCGCGCGCATGTCTATTTGACGCTGCAACTCAATATGTCGCAGTAGCTCAATGTTCAGCTCCCCGTATTCTTCGCGCAGTTTGGAAAGGCCATCGATCGTGAACGCGTCCGACGTTTTGCGCAGGTCGCTTAGGGCCGTTTCAACATCACCAAGGCTCTGCTCAAACGTCCCGGCCGCTTCACCTGCGCTGCCAAACGCCGCCACCAAAAGCGGGATGCCGATGGCCGCCAAGGTGCCGACAGCAACCCCTACAGGGCCGAAAGCCCCCGCCAGCTGGGGGAACTGCTGGGCGAACGCCTGCGTGGCGGAAGTCCCTGCGCCGACCTGCACAGCGAAGTCCTGGACCTGGAAGCCGACCTGCTGGATTTTGCCGCGCGTCTGGTCCGACACGTTGCCAATGCCCATGAATGTGCCATGCGCGCGATCAAGCTGAGCGCCAGCGCCAAGGTAAGCCTGACCCAGCCCGTCAACCATTTGGGCGTGTTGCCTGCCGGAAATGACCCCCATTTCCAGCGCCGCGTCCAACTCCTTTAGCGCCGCCTCATACCGCTGAGACGCAGCAAACAGCGGATCGTATGACGCCCGCAGCCGGTCCACAGATGCTTTGGCGTCATCGAACGCTGCAAAGGCCGATGCGCTGTCTCGCGCCGATTTGGCGATGCTGTCGGACGCCCCAGCGAATGCCTTTACTTTGGCCTGGAACTGAACCCCAGCCTCGCCAATCCTCTTCAACTGCGCTTCCAGCGCCTTACCGGATTTTTCCATGGCGGCAAGGGCTGTGACACCCTTGCCCACCCCTGCCTGCAAGGGGGAAACGTCCGCAGAGACAGAAATGACAATATCGCCAACGGCCATCGGTCAGGCTTTCTTTTCTGCGGCTTCCAGCATGGCAATCAACTGCCTACGCTCATCGGCTGTTACGCCTTTTTCCGGCTTCGGCTTTTCGAGCGCCCCGACAAGCCACCAGAAATGGCGCGGGCGCATTTTCCAGAACTCAGACGGCGCGATCTGAAGTCTGACAACGGCGATTTGAAACGCCGTCCTTACGAAGCCGCCGCCTTTTCCGGCGCAGCATCCCCTTTGCCTTGGGGCGCGCCGTCCATCATCAAGGTGACCAGCCCAAACAGGGCCGCCTGCATGTAATCGTTGGCGCCGCCAGATGTCACCGATGCCATCAGTTCGCCATAGACCGCCCGGTCATCGGCATCGCATCCCGCCGCCCTCAGCATGATGCCAAGGCATCGCGCCATCTTGTGAAAGCGCGGGGCCTTCATCCAGCCAATGACCTCGAAAAGGGTGGCGACATCCTCGACATCGCCGCCGATCTCGAAAGCGCGGGTTTCCGGGATGATGTATTCACCACCCCGGAACTTCATGACCAAATTTGCCATCAGTTGAAGGTCCAGGTGCCGGAGGATGTGAAGCTGGCCGAAAAGCTGGTGGCATCTTCCACTGGGTTGCCCTCCTCATACGCCCCGAACCAGAAGTTGCCGGAGATCGTGTCCTTTGCGGAGCATCCGAAAACTTGAAAGTGAGATCGGTCAGAAGCTTGCTTTGCGCCGGGTCAAACGCGATGTCACGCAGGGTCGGGTTCTTGTACACGCCCTCCACGTCCATCGTGATTTGTTGCTTTGCCGCCGCCGACAGCACCTCGACAATGCCGGCGCTGTCATAGTCAGTCACGTCGATGCTCTCGCCCGCCCACTTGATGCTGACGACCTTCACACCGCCAAGCGCGGTAGAAGCTTTGGAAAGAACGGCAAGCCGTCCCGGTGCTTTTGCCATGGTAGAGGCTCCATCTAAGGGAAAGGGTTCGCTTCACAGCGATCCGTCCAGCGCTTGCCCAAGGCGCGGGTTAGGGCCTGCCCCCGAGGGGGTTTACGAAGGCACGATTTGCCCGCGATATTCGCAGACACCGTGAAATGATCCATCTGGGGCGCGGGTGCAGTCGCTTGCCTCGCGTGTCATGTCGACCAGCCGCAGCCCCGTCATGGTCAGTGTGCCGCGATGAAGCCGCGCCCAAATCTGCCCCTGGATGCTTTTTGCCTCGGCCATAGATCCCGACCGGCTGCGAGTGTGAACCCGTGCGGCCATGATGAACCCGCTTTCTTCGAACGTGTCGAATGGCGTCAAGACCACTGCGCCAACCTCCACATAAGGATAGGTTGCCGTAGACGCCCCATCCGCCGCCTGCGGGGCTACATCATAGACCCTAAGCCCAAGCCCGTTTAGCGCTGTATATAGCGCCTTCTGCGCTTCCGTTTCGGCAGACATGGGGTCAGCCCTTCATAAGTCGCGCGACGAGACGCCGTGCAAATGCGTCCAGAAATTGCCGATCCAGAACAGAAAGCATCCGCTCTTTAGCCCGCAGAAACATCGCGTGTTCGACCCCATCCGGGCCGTCGCCATATTCCAGAAACCGCCAGTAAAACGCGCCGCGAACTCTGACAGTTGATCTGATCAGCCCGCCGCCCAGCGGCTCCTTGCGCGCATATGTGCCCGCCGCCATTGCCCCAGTGTCGCGCGGCATGGTTGCCTTGGCATCCGCCACAACCTGTTTTGCCACGTCCTGCACCGTGTCACGCAAAAGCCTGCGCCCCTCAGCCGGGGCGACGTCCTTCAACATGCGCACAACCGCGTCAATTCCCTCGATCTTGACCAGGCTCATTGCGCATCGCCCCGCTGCGCATCAATCTGCAAGTGCAGCGCCCGCGTCCCTTCGCGGAAAATCGACAGGATGTTGTAAGCCTCGCCATTCCACATGATCCGGCAGCGCTCATCAATATCTGCGCGATTGTAGATCGTAAACGTCACAGGCAGGACCGCCGTCATGCGCCCGTTAACCATAGCCTCGCGTCCCAGCCGTGCCTTCGCATTGGCCCAAACGGTAGGGGTGGCGGGCAGGTCGGCCCATGACCGCACCGTGCCGCCGATGCCGTCCGGGGTTTCGGCTGTCGTCTGGAAGGTGATCCGCTGGTCAAGTTTGCCGATCATCAGATCGGCCTGATGCGATGCGGCGAAAGCAGATAGCAAGCACTGGTCGGAACCTCGTGCAATTGCGCCTCGCTGCTATTTTCGCGGTTTTCAAACAGATCACCGACGATCAGTCGAATGGCCATGGATATATCATCCGGGATCGGGGCCATGCCGGCAACATATGTGATCGTGACAGGATAGCCTTCGCCGGTCACTGTCGGCCAGTCAGCCGCCGGGATCAACAGCGCCGGGCTATGCCCAATGGCGGTGCAGCCGGTAATCGTGACGGCATCCGCAATAACCGATGTGACGCTTGCCACAGTCCCGCCCGGCAGTTCAATCGGCTCACGCCCGGTCGGCAGGTCGGTTAGCCGCAACGTGCATGTGCGCGGCTCCAATACCCGCTGAGTAAAAGCCTCAGCCGCTGCCGTGGCCGCAAGCCCCATGCTGAGAATGGGGCCGTCCTCGGAGGTATCGTCAACTCGCAGATGTTGCTTCAATTTCGCGGTTGTCACAGGACAATCCAGCAATGTCGAAGCCGTCCAGATGCGATCTTGCGGGCGATAAACCATTGGGAAACCCCGTAAGGTAGGGGCGCGACCGAAGCCGCGCCCCGGTTGGCTTAGGTGGCCGCGTTGACGAACAGCTTCACCGCGCCGCCAACGTCGATGAAGTTGCCGCCAGACCGCATCCATGCCAGGAACCCGACTTGGCCCAGTTT